GGGGCTACATATAAAGGAGAGACTGATTTTGATCTCGCACAGAGACTTTATGAATACAGTTCCGATCTGTGGTTTATGTTTAGTACCCCTATACTTTCTAACGGGGGAACGACTCGTGGCTTACCTATTAGCTGCTTTCTCAATTACGTACCTGACAGTAGGAGGGGTTTATCTGATCACTATGATGAAAACATTTGGCTCGCAAGTTCAGGTGGAGGCATCGGTGGATATTGGGGAAGTGTTCGAAGCAATGGCATTGGTACTTCTAACTATAGTCGTTCTACTGGTTCAATCCCTTTCATGCATGTCGTAGATGCAGAGATGTTAGCCTTTAATCAAGGCATTACTAGACGAGGAAGTTACGCAGCCTACTCAGACATATCTCATCCGGAGATTGAAGAGTTTATTAACATGCGTAAAGAATCAGGTGGAGATATAAACAGAAAGAATCTTAATATTCATAATGCTGTTAATATAACTAACGAGTTTTTAAAAGCAGTTAAAGAAGATACCGACTGGAGATTGATTGATCCTAAAACTAATGAGGCTGTTAAGATTGTTAGTGCTAGAGATTTGTGGTGGCAGATGTTGAATGCTAGAGCAGAGACAGGTGAACCCTACATGATAAACATCGACACCTGTAATGAACACTTACCTAAAGAACAAAAAGATTTAGGACTTAGAGTTAATCAAAGTAACTTGTGTTCTGAAATAGTTTTAGCTACGAATGAAGAAAGGACTGCAGTATGTTGTTTATCTTCAGTAAACTTAGAACACTTTGATACGTGGAAGAAAGATACTAACTTTATAAATGATCTAATTACAATGCTTGACAATGTGTTAGAACATTTTATTGAAGATATAGTAGACACCAATAAACTTGGTGGGTATAGTGCAAATTTTAAAAGGTTTAAAAAATATGTTAGAGAAGAAAAAGAAGGATTACTTAAAGCTGCTTATTCAGCGTATAGGGAGAGGTCGGTTGGTCTTGGGGCAATGGGCTTTCATGCTTTACTCCAAAGTAAAGGACTACCTTTTAATGGGTTACGATCTACGAGTATCAACAATGTTGCCTTCTCGCATATCAAAGAGCGAGCTATGGAGGCAACTCAGAAACTTGCCGATGAACGTGGTGAAGCTGCTGATATACACAATAGCGGTAAGCGTAACGCTCATCTGTTGGCTATTGCTCCTAATGCCAGTAGTTCTATTATATGTGGTGGCACTTCCCCTAGTATTGAACCATATCGTGCTAACGTATTTACGCACAAAACTTTATCCGGTTCTTATCAAGTTAAGAATAAATACTTGGAACGACTTCTAAAGAAGAAAGGATTAAATGTAGAAGAAAGAGAACAGATTTGGAAAGACATGACTATAGCTAATGGCTCGGCTCAAGGTATAGAAGTCTTATCGGATGAAGAGAAAGAAGTATTCAAAACAGCTACGGAGATTAATCAACTCTATTTAGTTGAACATGCTCATATGAGACAGGATTATGTATGTCAAAGTCAAAGTGTTAATTTATTTTTCACTATGCCTAAAGCTACTGAGTCTCAATCAGTGCATGATGAATACTTACAGTATGTCAATGATGTACATTGGTATGCTATGAATAAATTAAAATCATTATATTATTTTAGATCAGATGCTGCTCGTAACGCTGAGAACGTAAATGTTAAAGTACAAAGAGTCAGGCTTGAAGATGTAGAATGTTTAAGTTGCGAAGGATAAAATATGGCTATAACAGAAACAGGAGATTCACTTTACGAAAGCAGATATGATGCACTACATGCTAAGTACACTGCAGATGTTGCAATTTGCAAAGCAGAACTTAGAAATTATTTTAATAATAGTGTAGGAGTTGCAGAACATCCTCACACTATTGAATCAATGGATCAGTTAATGAATGAACTAACTTCAGCAGAAGAAAAGTTACAATCATTAATTGCTAATTTCTAATGGATGATTTGTTTAGTCAGTTCTGTAGACGTAAATGGTTAGACCATTGTGATGAAAATAAAAGTGCACACTCGATAACTTACACAGAAAAAGAATATAAAAAAGAATTTAACAAATGGCTACTTGAAAAGTATGCCGAACAAAAGGATAACACATGAGCTTACTTAGTACTAGAGAATATTATAAACCTTTCGATCACCCTTGGATGTTTGAAAAGTATGTAGAACAAAATCAAATGCATTGGCTACCTGAATCTGTACCCTTACACACGGATGTAAAGGATTGGCAAGAACTAACCAACGAAGAAAAGAATTTATTAACACAAATATTTAGATTGTTTACTCAGTCAGATGTAGATGTTGGGTCAGGGTATATAGATAAGTATATGCGTATATTTAAAAAGCCTGAAGCTAGAATGATGATGTGTTCGTTTGCTAACATGGAATCAATACATCAACATGCATATTCATTACTGCTTGATACAGTAGGTATGCCGGATATAGAATACAAAGCCTTCTCAGAGTATGAAGAGATGGCAAATAAACATGACTATATAAAAGACTTTAAACCTACTAAACGAGATAAACGAGCTATCGCAAGAACACTTGCAGTTTACTCAGGCTTTACAGAAGGCTTACAACTCTTTAGTAGTTTTGCAATCTTGTTAAACTTTCCTAGATTTGGAAAGATGAAAGGCATGGGGCAGATAGTTACATACTCTATACGTGATGAATCATTACACGTTGAGGCTATGACTAAATTGTTTCGTGAATTTATACAAGAGAACCTAGACATATGGACAGACGAGTTCAAGAAAGAACTGTATGAAATATGTAGAGAAATGGTAGAGTTGGAAGATAAGTTTCTTGATCTTGTATTTGAGATGGGTGACATGAAAGGACTTACAAAGAAAGATATGTATGCTTATAACAGATACATTGCAGACAGGAGACTATTACAACTTGGATTAAAAACTAACTTTGATCAGAGAGATAACCCCTTACCTTGGCTTGATGAAGTACTTGGTGTTGAACATCAGAACTTCTTTGAAGGTAGGTCAACAGCTTATATGAAGGCAGGACTAAGAGGTAAGCAAGACAAAGTAACATTTACGGAGATATAAAATGAAAGCAACGGAAGCTAACTTGTTATCCTTCCATATTCTTTTTGATACTAAAGGGAGATTAGTTACAGAAACTAGCGGTCTTCCAATTAAAGAAGTTAATAAAGTATTTAAAGGAACAGACCTAAAAATAATTGAAACAGTTATAAGAGAAGCACGAAGAAAGATTCTTAATATTCATAATGAATTAGAGTCTGAACTTGATGCTTTAAATGCTACAATTAATTAGCTAACGGATTTTGATTCTCATACTTAAGAGTATCTACATCGTTTTGTAGGTACTCTATTTCTGCTTGCAATCCTGCAACAACTTGACTAGTCACATTAGATTTTTCAGCAATTACTTTTAGTGAAGGATTTATACCCTCATCAATATTCTTGTTAATATATTCAACTGAAGTTTCTATAGCCACAAATCTTTCTTCAATAATTTGTTGTGCATCTTCCGTATCTTCTACACCACCTATCTTATCCTCAAGGTTTTCTAACCTATTAACATAAGTTGCACCAGTGTAACCAAAACCTGCGAGCGTACCTACAATTCCTACCAAAGCTATTAGCTGTGTAGTTTTATTTTCAAACCATTCCATATCTTTCTCCTTATAAGTTTGGTTGCATACTTATCATGCTACCTAATGTATTAAGACTAGCACCTGCTAATCCATAAAAAGCCTGCGTGTTATCGCCTAACATAACCCCTGAATAGATTGCCCTCGGCTCATACCATGTATCTTGTTGTGGTATCTGAGCATCTCTATACGTGTCAAACCCTGCAACGTAACCAATGTAAGCTACGAGAGTTGTACTATCAGCGTACTCTCCTGTCTCTCCTTGTTCTTGCTCGGCTTCTTCCTGTTGTTCTTTAATGTTGTTTGCTACAATTTGGTCAGCTACTTGGTCAGCTTCACTAGCTGTCATGACTCCGGAAACTGCTGTGTCAATCTCTCCCTGCATGTCTTGTACCTGTACATCAGCCATCATAACCTGTGGAGAATCGTCTAGTGTAGGCATCGGTGTAATACTAAATGATGATGAGCCTCCAATAGAAGAGTTATCTCCTGCACTCAGCGATAAGACTTGGTTAGTCTGCACGTTAGCAGAGGCTATTTGGTCCGATACACTAGGAGAATTAGATGTACTTACACCCCCTCCAGAAGTACCGCTAGAAGCTCCATACGTGCCCGTAGAGGAACTTAAGCTATTTGAACTAGTACTTGTGTAAGTAGAAGAACTCACGCTATTAGAAGCTGTTCTTATTGTTCCGGCTACAACGTCCAATGCAGAGATTCTAACAGAACTTCTACGTTCATCATCAGGTTTACTCTCATCTTCTTCCGCAAATAACTCTTCGACTACTTCGCTTTCTTCGTGTACTTCCTCTTCACGGGTTTCTTCACGAATAGTTTCTTCAATCTCTTCGTTAGTAACTGCCAGTATTTCTTCAATACTTTCTTCAGCTTCGAGTACTTCTTCTTCAAACCACTCTTCCAACTCTTCCAAAGTTTCAAAGCTTTCCCTTTCCATTTCTTCATGTACAATTTCATTTTCTATTTCCTCTATTATTATTAATTCATTTATAAACAGTACTTCATCAATAGGAAGTAAGTCATATGTGACAATGGCATGTTGATCGTGTTCCATATCCCATACATCCATCAGTACATCTACATCATCATAAGAAGTTATAGGTGTAGAATCAAACTCTATCATCCCATCTTCTCCGAATGTTATATCAGTACCAAACCATTCATCTACTGTATCTTGTCCAAACTGTTCAGTATCTAATTCATACCAATCTTCGTCTGTGAATCCTTCACACCTGTTCTCATAACATGGGTCGTTAGGGTCTAACCACTCGTCATACTCCTCGTCATACCACATGTCTTCTTCGGCATATCCATAATCTTCTTCTTCATTGTAATAAGCAAAGCTATCCTCTTGACTGTAGCCTGCACAGAAGGGGGCATACTGAGAGTCTTCATCACACTGTTGATCGTCATAGGCTTCCCAATATAACGGACATGCCATATCATGCAAAGAATCTAAACCACATTGTTGTGTAAGATAAGCTGCTGCATACCCTGAACAACTCGTATCATTTAATGGGTCACTACAGTCAACACCATTACCTGAACCTAACCCATATAAACTACCACCATTTTCTAGTGCTGTATTACTAGACGTATCATTCCAATTTGTATTAACACATGTACCTGCAATGTTAGTTGAACCTGTATTACATTCATCATGAAAAAGGTACTGGTATACTTCTGAAGAAGAACCTATCTCACCTATAAGTACATCATGATTAATAATATCTAATGCACCATATCTAAATTCAAATGTGTCATTGGTCCACAAAATAACTTCAAAGCTATTATCAGATGCCCTGTTGTATTCTCTCATGTTATACCAACCAAAGACTGTTTTATCTGTAAAGCTTTTAGCTAATACTTGCGAGCCACTATCTCTAATTAAATCTGTCCACAGAGGATACAAGGTGTATGTGTGTTGTCCTGTGAGAGGGTCAGGTGTGTAGTCATTACAATATGCACCTGATGTTTTAAAATGTAAGCAACCATTCGTGGCTACTCTAGCTTGTGTAAATGCTTGACCATAGTAGTCAAACGTAAAGCCAAGATTAAAAGCATTAGAGACTTGGTCATCTCCTGCTGCTAGTGAAGTGGTGTTGTCAAGTCCTGTTAAGTCTATAAGACTTTGATTCCCTTCATAAATATATGTAGCTGTTAAGTTTAAAGAAAGTAATAACAGACTAATACTAACTGTAAGTGCTGCCGAAAGTTCAAGTAGTTGTTGCCAAACACTTTTAGTTTGAGGCATAGAACTCATTTGCACAGGTTCGTTTAGATTTCTTTTTACCTTTTCCATTTCTTGTAGTTTTACAATGCTTAATATATTTATCTTTTAACTTATCGTAATCAGGTCTATCCTGTCTATTTTCTTTCCATGCTTTAGAAGCTTCCTTACCTATCTTACCCTGATAAGGACATGGAGTTCCTGCCATTTCCATTGCACTAAAAACTCTTTCATCTTGACATAGAATAGATACAGAAGCTACCTTCATACCTGTGTCGTACAAGTACTTGGAAAGTTTAAGTCGCTCACAGTTCTCATCTGTTACTGTACCACCTGTAGAGAAACCAAAGACTTGTCCTTGATATGCTCCTGAACGTCCTACTGTACACAGGTCTTGAGAGTAAGACATAATACTAGGAGCAATAGCGGATGCCGGAGGTGCTTTAGTTTTGACATTTTGATTTATAGTCTGGGTAGAATTTGATTGGTTAATATTTCGGTTAGTATTATCAGATACGGAATTGTTGTTGTTGGTATTACTATTCGTGTTATTAGTCTGGACATTGGAATCGGACGTAGATTGGTTTACGTTTGTGTTATTGTTTGTGCTTGTAGATGTTGAGTTATTATTGTTTGTATTGTTACTTGTATTGTTTACAGTTTGATTAACTGTTGAGTTGTTTGTACTCGTAGATGTACTGACGTTTGTATTTGAATTAGTATTTTCAGATGTAGCAGTAGATGTATTAGTGTTTACATTTGTATTAGCATTTGTATTATTGTTAGTACTGGTATTTGTATTAACATTTGTATTAGCATTCGTATTTGTATTAGTGTTTGTATTGTTATTCGTATTTGTATTTACGTTTGTATTATTATTTGTATTGGTGTTTGTATTTGTATTCGTGTTGGTGTTTGTTGTAGTCGTTGTGTTAGTTGTATCTAAACTATTCTGCTCACAGTATTGTTCACCTGCTGTACAATCTCCAGTTTGATCTGCATATCCTAACCCCGTAAATAAACTAGCCAGTAAAATAAGTAGTGCCTTCTTGTTCATTATTTTCCTCCTTTAACAAAATCGCCTTGAGCCTTGGAAGAGTTTGTATAAAGACCAAACCAAGCAGCCCCTGCCCCAACAACTATTGATATTAAACCTGACTGTTCAAATGATGGTTCAGGTAACTCCATAAACCAAAAGGTAGTATAGTAAAGTAAATACATATACACACCTAAGAAAGCTCTAGGAATAATTCGCCAACTATCTATAGCTTCTGCTACAAATATAAATTTTTGAAATGGGTTACGATTATATTCGTCTTCCAGTTCTCTAATTCTATCTTTTAATTCAGACTTTTCTTGTAGTAAAGCCATGAATTTATTAAGGTCAATCTCAACCTCATTCCTATCCATGTCTCCACCAAATCTGCCTGATGGATGATACTCATCTCCCATTCATACTCTCCAATTTTTATGTGCAAGTTCCTTGTGAAGCTAACAATAGCATTCTTTTAAGGTTCTTCTTAAGTCTTAGTAGTGGTTAGAAGAAGTAGTAGTATCCCGAAACTACTAAATATATCCAACCAACAATACATACAACGCAGACACTATCAGTCACTGCTTTCAGTTGATTTGCACTCCTTTTTAAGTTCGTTCCATCTAAGGAACTTTCTGGTTTCTAAATCCCAAAACAATCCTTTGTAACAATTATTTTGAGAGTCTTCTTCGTCTTCGTTTAGCCCGAACCAATTCCATCGTCCGTCTGCGATTACGTCTTTTAATTTCTGTTTCATTTATTTTTATTTGTCTTTTTTAGGTTCGTCTATTTCTCTATAATATCTGACAATACCTAAAACCTCTTTAATATATCTTGTAATATCTGCCATGTCCATACTTAAATGCTGATACTCTGTAGCTGATAAAGTATAAAATGCTCTTTCAGGAGCTTCTCCCTTTTCTAAATTATCTAAGTATTGCTCCATCCTATCAGGAGTTAATATCTCCCAATCGACAGGATCAAGCTGTACTTCCATTGGTAATGGTGGATGATACATTGGAGGTCTTTCAGCAATCGTTTTAACTTGTACAGGTTTTACGCTTGACTGCATTAAAGAGCACCCTGAAAAAATTAGTATGCAACTAATTATTAGTACTAGATTTTTCATCAAATTGATCTGGGTCTGTTAATTTTTCTAAAGTTTCTAAAACTCTTTTAGAACCTCTGTTAATTCTATTCTGTAAGTCTTCAGGATTTGCTAATGCTGACTGATCTAAATCTAAATTAGAAAAAGTCTTTCTTAATTTATTTACATCACGCATCGCTGCTTGCTTTTCTTTTTCTAAAGAAACTAACTGTGTCTGAACTTTTTGTTGATTGTCTAAATAATTTTCTATAGCTTCGTTTTGTTCAGCTACTTTAGTTTCTAAAATAATTTGATTAGCTTTTAATGTAGCTATTTGATCTTGTAAGTAATCTATATAATAAAACGAACCGGCTGCGGTAGCAACTAAAAGCCCACCGAGTATTAAGGAAAGTTTCGCACCCATTTTTAAATATCTTCGTCTTTATAAATTACTGCCATTAAGTCTTCAAACATGTTTCTAAAATCGTCTAAGCTCATGAAAGGCATATCTTGTTTTACTTGGTGCATACAGTATTGTCTGTAGCATCCTTCAAGTTGATCTTCTAAATATAATATCATTATAGGGTTGTTATTTAAGTTTGTCAATAGCTAGAACAAAATCTTCTACTCTAACTGGGGTTTGTTCTTTCCATTTAGATTGTCCGTTCCTACCAGAGCCTGTTGAGACTTGACGAATTGCTTCATCATAGTCTTTATTTCCTAAAGCTCTATAGGCTGACGGAAATTTGCTCATCCATCTTGTGCCTAGTTGAAAGTTTACTGAGCCTAGTGCAATTATAAAGTTTGTATCTTCTATACGTAAGTCTTGCATCTGTTGAGCAGCAGCTTCCCATGCCATTGCAGCATCTTGTCTAAGCCATTCATCTCTCTGCTCCTGAGAAACTCTGTCACCTACTTGGTAGATTTGACGTTCTCTTTCAGTCAACAGGTGTCCTACACCACATGTAGGTTTGTTAAGTGTGTCAAGGTATACGCATTCTTCGTTACCTTCTCTGTGTTCTAAGTGTTCTAGGAAGTAGTTATATTTCATAAGTTTAAATCCATTGCTCGTTTAAAATTAGCTTCCGGATCAGAATTAGGATTTATAGATTCATATTCCCCACCAAACTTTGCTCTAACCCAATTATTTTCATATAGATTTCTTACTGGTCCTTTTTCATTTGTACCAAAATTACCTTGTAATATTTGAGATACGTGTTCATCTGTTCCTTTTTGACTAAGAATATATCCGAGCATCATTGTATCAGCTTGTCCATCATCCCAAGTTTCAGGTTGTGTTGGATCAATACTTTGTAACCACTCTTTATCAATTTGATTTTTATCAGCATTATCTAATAAATTTTTTAATGCATCTTGACTAGCTCCCTCATACTGTTCATATTTATTTTGAGTAGTTTGTCTATTATCCGACTCGGCTGTACTTAAAATTCTTTTAAATTTATTAAAATTTTCTAAAGCTTCCTCACTATACTCTATGCCAAATCTGTTAGCTAGTCTATTTATTTGAGCTTGTACATATTGAGCAGCATTACGTTCTGAATTTAATCTTTTATTTTTTTGTTGTGTAGCGTACCAGTTGTCGATTGCAGCTTTTTTACCTTCGTTAAAGCCTAATCTTTCCATATCTTTTTTATATGGATTTTTATCATTAGCAATGTCTTCAAAAGAATCTAATTGATTTGCAATATCTCTAGATGCAGGATTTTCAGCTACATCTGATACCGGAAATTTAGGATCAATCAAACCTCCTGTAAACTTCTGTTCTCGTTCAGGGAAGTCAGTTTTAGTATTTAATTTTTGAGCAGCTTCTGGTAATTCTAATAAAGGTAAGGCTGAAAATTGTTCTTGTATTTTATATAATTGAATTTGAAAACTTTCAAAATCTGGAATATTTGTTGTTGAAGAAACTTTATCCATAATATCTGTTAATTGATAAGCTTTTAATTTTAATGGATCAAAATAAAGATCACCACCTTTTAAAGCATTTAATTCTTGATTTGTACCTTGTAAAGATTTTGTAAAATACATTATATCTACATCTAATACTTGAGCTGCTAAAACAGCTTTATTAAATTCTGCACTTGCAGCGTAATAATCAGTATTAGTTCTAATAAACTGATCAAGTACGTCTTCATATGTATCTCCATATTGAATATCATTTAGTAAACCTTTTTTATATAGTTCTCTTTTATTAGAAAAATTTCGTGTTTTAAAACTTAAAGCTACTTCTAAACTTTTATCATCAATTTTATATAGTCTAAAACCTGTAGTATTAGCAAGTAAATCTAAGTTTAAATCTTTTTCTGAACCATCAAATCTTCTAACTTGTGGTCTATCTGTTACTTCTCTATAAATTAATTCACTTAAGTTACCTTTTTTTCCTAACTTGACTGGTCCAAGTTCAATATCAGGAAAAATATTTTTATAAGCTGCAGGTATTAATGTATTAACTGTATAATTAAATGCGGCTGATAAATTATCCATTACATTAGGTTCGGCTGCATTCCAACCGGGAATTCTTGATCCGCTTTCTGTTTCTCCTTTATTAAAAACTGCATCCATAGTAGCTTGTACTAATAATGCTTCTGATACATAAGGTTTAAAAAATGTTTTCATGCCCTCTTTAGTTGCATCGTACAAAATATCAGTTGCATCTCTAAGCGGTTTATCAGTTCTAATTAATTCATTATAACTTGATCTTATTAACTCTAACACCGGAGCATCAGGATCAGTATAAGCTAAATCATAAAAAAGTAATTCTCCTTTATCGTTTCTATAATAGCCTATTGAGCCGTCTTTTGACCATGTAGGCACAAGTAAATCTTTATAAGCTTTATCTTGTTCTTCTGTTATTCCATATAATAACTTAGAAGATTCAACAACTGCGGTTGATCCTCCTAATCCAATAGCTGTTTTAGCTGCTAGTCTTTCAAAACCTCGTTTAGCTAACACGTCATTACCTGATGAAATTTCTTCAATTCCTCTTTTATAAGTGTGAAATGTATTTCTAAATCTTTCAGCCGAAAATGCAAAGAAATTACCAACAGGCAATCTTCGTAACGCTTTTGCTGCATCTGGAATTAAATCATACGTAGGCATAGTATCTCGTATAATTTCAGCAGCTTTTCTTTCTAACTGTTCTGTAGTTAATTTTGTTTTAACTAATGTATTAGCTTCTTTTAAAGTTAATAATTCTTTTTCATAAGCTGCAATTCTAAAAAGATCATCCTCTGCTACATATAACTGTTCGGTTTTTTTATAAACTTTTTTAACTCCTCCAGTAATAGCACCTACCCCACGTTTCGTAAGACTATTACTAATCATGCCCGTAAGTTGATCTTGTCCTAAAGCAGCCTCATTAATAGTTCTTTTAAATTCTCCTACCTTTACGTTTTGATTTACGAGTCCAAGACGTTGATATTTTAAATATAATTCTTTTACAGCTTCATCTTGATTTTTAATATCTTTAAAATTATTAACTAAAACTTTAAAAGAAGCCGAAGTTTCTGCTCCAAATGGATTTAAACCATTCTCAGCCATAATAATAGATTGTCCAATAGTGTTTCTAATATGTGTAATATTATTTAAAACAGTCGCAGAAGCTTGACCAAACCCTTTAAGAACTAACAGTTTATCATAAGCTTGTATCCATTTATTTTTAGATTCACTTTGTTTTTGAAACATCTCAGCAATTTCAGTTGTAGTATATTTACCTTATAATTCGTGAAATTGTTTACCTTG